GATCTCATCGATACCAATCCAGTTGAATGCCTGTCCCTGAAAACGAGTTACGTCCTTGTCCTTGTCGAGATAGGTGAACCAGATGGTTGCGCCGGAGGGAAAGACCCACGTAGACTTCGACTCACGAAACTTCGCACCGGGGAACGCCTTCGTGTATAGCTGGCGTGACTTGTCGATCAGTTCGGTTAGCTCGTCGAGAGTACGCCTAAGTAGAAGCCCACGATGATTAGCGTTGTGACAGAAGCGCAGAGGATCGGCCAAGAGAGCGAAAGATTTACCGCCCCCGGCTGCACCACCATAGAGAACATCCCTTTCACCCGCGCTGAGAAACTCTTCCTGTGGTCCCTCATTCGGACGAAATACGATCTCACTGTCTTCAACCAAGTCCGCAACGGCTGCAGGTAAATCATCCAAATCTCCTTGATCAATGACTGTCGTATCCTTGCCAACAAGAGCCTTCTCCACTTTACCTATCTTGTCTTCGAGTTTGCGGGCGTAGCGACGTTTGTCCTCTGCCGCCTTCGTTGTCTTAGCTGCACGACGCTTGGCCCCGTTGAGTTTCTTTTGGGCAGCACGTCGGGCACGTTCCTTTGTAGACAGGTTGTACGTGGCTTTGGGTGCGTTGGGGTCCTTTTTAGGGCGTCCTGCCACCTAGTTCTTCTCCGCGCTTCCCTGTGCGGAGCGGCCCTTGCATGATTTCTTATACTTCGCCATCGATCACGACCTCTTTCTTGGGTGGGAGCAGGACAACGCCGTGTACTGCAGTTACATTGTGGTTGATTGTCTCCGCCTGCTTCACTCCTACGCGATTGAGGAGGCTCTCAGCAGCCTTGAGACGCAAATCATCACCGCGTTCGGGGGCGGGGTTGTCAATTGTGTCTACGAGGCGTGTAGCAGCCTTGTAGGCGTTCATAGATAGGACATCCTTCGTGCGATCTACGATTTCTTCAGCGAGGGTTTTGCGTAACCAGACTGCGCTGCCCTTCGAATAGCCCGCATCGACGGCTGCGGCAGTCACGTTGCCACCGTTTTCGAAGAGAATGTCGAGGAACTGCGTCTGTTGGGGTGTGAGTTCCCGCTTTTTCGGTGTTTGTTGGGGTAGGAGGTTCATAATCTAGGTGGATTCCTGCGGGCCGGTGGCGCATTGGGCACCGACGATGATCATTCCGGGTGTGACACGGCGTATTTCGCCTATCATCTCGACGGCACGGGTACCACACTCGCCCTTGTCGAGGTAGGGACCCCGTTTGTCGGTGAATTGTGTGCAGTCGTTGGGGCTGTGGAGCCAACATGCAAGGATCATGGCGGTGAACATCGGTGTTTCCCGTGAAAAAGGAGGAGGGGTGAGTCGCATTCATGTCCGATACCACTGATTGTATGACGAAGTAATTTTCGTTGTGGGGTGGTTCGACATAAAAATGCGGCTCACGTCAACAGTATAGGTACTTTTTACATGTGTGTCAACTTTTTTTCTTGACAAAATTAAAATTCGACTGTACTATGGGCATAGGCCCGCCGGGGTAAACCCCATAGGTATCCGCCGGGTATCTCGCTGACTCCCCCAACGTATCCTTTTTACGCATATCGATAACTACACCAATATAAAATCGATGGCGGTATTGCTAGTACATATACCCGTCCCCCTAGTGGCCCATGCCCGCCCGTGCGCGGCACAAATCTTTTTGTTTGCTTCTCTGCTCTAAGCTGACTGCCGGTTTCCGGATGCCATCTTAGCAAAAATCCCTCTCTGACTTTCCCATCGCCGATGCCAAGGTGGCACCTGCAAAACACACTATCCGAACAAGCCATGACATGCCCCCCCCTGACATGTGCAAACGTCACATAACATGCGCGCGCGTTACCTGATTTGTCATGCCTGTTAATATTACCGGCTGATGTGGCGACTAGAAAGCGCAGCATTCCCCGAACAAGCAACCCGCCAGTTTATCCAGCGCATACAACCCGCTGATCTATTAAGTAGGGCGTAGGCAAAAAAAGACCCCGCCAGCTAGTGACGGGGCAAGTTGAGGGAGGAAAGCGCGGTATTAGCCCCCCGCGCAGGGTAATCGATTATTTATATTTCGAATGATCAGAAGCGTAGTTGACAACCTTTTTCACCGGCTGCTTAGGGTCCATGAATACCTTTACACGGATTGGCTGGCCGTACTGATCTGTGCCGGAAAACTTAACAACCTTGAAGGTTTTGTGGTGGGTTGTTTCCAAGACAACCTTTGCATTGCCTTTATTGTGGTTTGAAGTGTCTTTTTCGTGGGCGAAAATTGAGAGTTCCATTGGTTTCCTATCCTTCTTTCCTAGACGTTGAGGCGGGCCACTGCAGCCCGCCCCCGATTATAAGCACAAGCTATGCCGACTTGGCAAGCCGATATATCAGACGATAACCGCCCCGCCTGTTGCCGGTGCTTCTCTTTTCAAGCCTATAACCGGCCTGTTCAAGCTGCCCAAGATAGGTATAAACCGACTGCTTCTTGATATTACAATGACCGGCAAGCGTGGGAACCGCCATAAATCCATCGCGCAAGTAGGAAAGCATCTTACGGTGTGTTGCGTTCAGTTCGACCCTTACAACGTCGTCCGGCTGCTGGCCGGATTCGTGCAGCGGCTGGCCGTGCATATCGGTATTGTTGCCGGTGGCCGGAAACTTCCCCCGTAACTTAGCAAGCAATATCTGCCGCTCGTCACGTCGTATAGCCTGCTCGAAGTTATCGCCAAGCTGCTTCAGTTGAGCCAGTAGTTCAGGTGTGTAGATGGTAGACATGTTGTGTATTCTTTCTGCCCCGCGGGGCGTTGTTTAAGTCAAGAATAGGGAAATGATCATTATTAAGGCTATCATTCCGGCAAGCCTGTAGACTAGTAACAAAGCTTCCATGTTACGCTGCCAACCCTTCCAGATACTTCCATGATGCCCCGTCGATTATCTGCCGGACTTGATCATTGCGCTGGTATCTTTTGCGCTCGTTGCGGCCATTGGCTTGTGCGTCCGGCAAGTGCGTGGCCCAGTGGGTTAAAGCGTTGTAACCGGCCCAGAGCGTTTGCCCCAGTTCTGCCTTTTCTTCTTTGAAGCGTTCCAGCATCCAGTTCAGGCGGCTTTCATTGATGGCCAGCCGTTCATCGGTTCGCGCTGCTGCCGTGTTTTTCTTGCAAAGCGTTTCCTTGCAGATGTCCGCAAACTGCTTCTCAGTCAGAGATGCAGACCGCCACAAGCGCATCTGTTCCTTCTGGCCCTGCCACATTTCCAGACCCATCGTTGCCTTGCCGATCATCGCTTCAGGCGATACAGACCCCCGATGAACCCGCTTCTGGTGGTATGCCTTTTCACCGCCGAAAACCAGCGTATTGCGGCACAAGTCACGATAGGCCCCACTGAATATCTGCAAGGCCCAAGACATATCCACACTGTTGAAGATATCCATGCGGCACCGGACCACATCATCACCGCCGCCCCGTGTATTAGAGCGGGACTGCAAATCATGGAAGTAAATGGTCCGATGAACCCGCGCCCCCTCTTCATAGAGACGATCCACCACTTCAACATTGTCCAGCGGCAGGTCCGAACCGGCAAGCTGCTCTGCCTGTGCCCTGAATAGCAGATCATGCGGCACTAGGGCATATGACTTGCCGACTGGCCGGACTTTGAGAATTCCGCCCGTTGCCGTGTTCTGCAAAGCGTGGAAACCCTCAAGCGGTTGAGGCTCGACGAATTCAACATCCTGATGAATATAAGTTGTTTGCGCTTCAAGCGGAACCCGCCGAATCTGTCCGAACCGTTCGTATAGGCTCACATCGTCAATTCGCTTGTGCGTGGCCCAGATGTCCCCGCCCCGTGCTTTAGACCGGCTGGCGGCCTGTTCGTCCAATGGTATAATGTCTAAAGGCATATCATGCCCCTTTCGTTGTTGTTGTGTGGCTGGCATCGTCGCCAGTTCGTGAATCATGGCACACAATTTGCACCAGTTGAACCCCCCCGACGAAAAAAGTTGGGAAGGTGGCGGACTGGCCCCATCGACTCGCCGCCCGCCCGATCAATCCGCCAGTCCTGCCCCGCCCCCGAACGGACGAACAAGAAACCGTTAATCGATCCCCAATTTTTAGCGTCAGCCGGTTTGTCAAGCAATGCCCCAACGATCCCGCCAGACGCGCCAAGTGATAGCCTGTAATTGATAGGGCATAAGCTTCAGACGCCGCGCTGCTTCTTCATATGCGGCTTGAATTGCGCGATATTCACGGACGCCGATATTAGTGCGATCATCGGTCAAGCCTACCTTTTCATCATAGGCAATGTTGCGGGCGTGGCCGTCGATGGTCACGTTGAATTCCCCCATAATATCCATGAAAAAAGACGTGATCTTTTGTCCCTTCAGCATGCGCTTTGCCCCGTCATAGTCCGGACGTGCCGCCAAGATATCCCAAGCCTTCTTTTTCATAGCGTGATAGGTGGAAACCTTCACAGCGTCGATCCCGTCACCGCGCAGGAAAGCGCCGATCAAAGCGTCGGCATTAATAACATTACGCGCCCACTTGTTATTAGGTGAAAGCGCAGCAATAACCGCAACAACAATATAGACCGGCACGTCATATTTTACCGCGATAATATGCGCCGCCTTCTGTGCATCGGAATACCACAACAAGCCTTCCGCAACCTGTACGTCATCGGCAGCGCGATAGCATGCCATGACATTATGAACCATGCGCTCATGGTCAATCAGCGTCACTTGTTTTGTCATATGATCTGCCCCCCATCAAAACGAACCGGCGCGTCGGTTTCAATCCAGACACGGGCACCACAGTTCAAGGGCTTGTCCGGTGAGTAAACAACAGTAGACGCGCCGCCGATATCAACCCTATGCGCGTACACGTTCTTTTTATATGTCTTGACAGTAATTGCCGGATCATTTGTACCATTTTTTGCGTTGGCGCGGATCACGTGCTGATTTATATGTATACGTTTTTTCATGTCGTTTGTTCCTTGTCGTGTGTCCTAATCGTTGCGGCAACACTAGGGCCGGTATCCGCTATGGTCAAGCGGTTTTATTTGTTGCCCCTTTTCTCGCAGCCAACAGGACGGGCAGCACAGCCGGTCCCCCTCCTGTGTCATGGCTGGCTGGCCGCATACGTCGCAGGGATAGTCAGGCAATAGCGTCGTTGCGTTTGTCTTGGCGTCGTTGCGTTTGTCAGTTTGTCTTGTCAGAATCTTGGCAGCCATAGCGTCCCTGCGTTTGTCATCTGTGTCAGGCATTTTGCCTCGTTTCTTGTCATAGCGTCAACGGGTTTGCCATTCCAGTCTGCCTCGTCAATTAGCGTCCGCAGATTTGTCAGCCGGTTTGTCACGCTCTCAAGGCGCGGGTCCTTGTCTAGCGTCGGATACTTTGTCGGCCTATACATCAAACAGGTCCCCCTGATCCGGTTCGTCGATGTGTTCTTTGCGTTTGAATTCATCGTAGACATCGACAACAGTCTCGCCGTGCTTTGTCATCCACTCCTCGCGTGTCATACACGAGGCGTCCTCCTCCATTTCAATCAGCCAGTCCTTCACCTTACCCATCGCGTGTACCTACCTTTGTCTCGTAGTGTTCAACATCAGCAACCGCTTGATCGATCTTTGTGTATATCTGATCTAGGTCGCTATCCAGAATTTCTATGTCTTGTAGAGCGTGTTTCGCTTGTGTCAAGAAGGCACGGATCACCGTCGTCTGTGTTAGCTTGGCGCGTAGCAATTTACCATCACCATCACAGCCATCACACTCATCAATAACACCAACAAGATCGCCGCCCCGAATCGGATCGGGGACGGCCTCTGTGTATTCCTTCTTGCCATAGCCGCCACACTCCCAGCAGTGACAAAATTCGACGTGGTTCTCAGTCATCGTCGTCATTCCTGTCGTGTTCATACAACACCCAATCTGCACCGAATATGACATTTCGATCATCATCCCGCTTGGGTACAAACTTGAGGGTGCGCTGCAATTCGATCTGCAAGTTCTCTAAGTGTTGCACATCAGACAACCATATGTCGTGGCAGTCCCAGATGGTTTGCAACGCATCGCGCAGCTTGTTGTAAGAGTTCAGCAAGTCCATGCGCTGTGCCTGTGTGATCAGGTAGGGATTGTCCATATTTAGCTTGTTCATAAGCATTCTCCTTGTTGCGATACATAACCCATATCGGTTAAAACAATGGGCGTCAAGCAAAAAAGAACGGGGCCAGAAAAATCCAGCCCCGCTCTCCACACACAACAACGAAAGTGTATCCCTACGAACTACCAACCTCGTAAGGAATACCCAGTTTTACCAAGACGTGACGGTGCTTGTCAAGCCATCGTTTACACTCTTGTTCACTTTTTCCGACAAATATTGTAACGAGGCGCAGATAGTCTACAGCCTGCTTCTTCTTGACAAGTTCGCGGCTTGTCTCCCCGATGCGAACAGATGACACAGGAGCGACAACCTCCCACCTCCATCGGTTGACAATCTCTATCTCTAGGGGCTTGGTCTTCAGGTTATTTTTCATCGTTTCCACCCACTCTCATGCACAGGAGTTCTTGATTCATTGGCACGTTTTCCCAGAATAGTTTCGTCGATGCAACGTAACAGTCTGACATGGTTTCATATTCAGCTATAGGTTTCGAGTCGAACTCTGATCGATTAATTGCTGTCACTAGCAGCAGCACCCACTTCACCGTCATCATCTAGTGCCTCCAAGTATATGTCGATACCCTCACGCATCAAGTCAGACACAGCGACTTGTTCCCTGCTTGTCTTCTGTAAGCGTTCAGAGTGTGCAGCCAGTCTCTCATACTGCTTGACTGACATCAACAGACTATAGGTCTTTGTCGGTTCATCTATCTTCGCCGGTCTTCCCATCACGAATGTCCTTCTTAGCTTGTTTATCTTTTTCTTTAGTACGCTTGTCAGGTATTACTTGTTTACCATACTTGCGTAACTGTTTAGCTATAGGGTTGATTTTATTAACCTTTTTCATAACAGGGTATTCCCTATAGGGTGTTGTTCTTTGTGTGTAGCCGGTTTGTCAACGGGGGTCAAGCATTTTTTTCGTGTTGACAAGATTTGTCATGTCGATTATGCAGGGGACATGTCTTCTGACAAACAAGGAACGCAACGATGAAATCACCAGCTTGGTTATGCGGGTATGTCGAGTCACTCGACTTCCCTGCGCTGACACGATACAGATCAGACTGCCCTGTCTGCGGCAAGAAGAATACATTTAGCGTTACGGACGACGGAATGCAACGCCTGTGGTATTGTTTTCACGCTGACTGCAACGTGTCTGGTCGCACAGGTATCACCCTGACAAAAGAACACGCATCCCGTGCCCTGCGTGGTTCGCAGGCTTTGATGCCTGCTCCCCGTACTAATAACACATATGAGGTGCCTGACACGTTTGTCAG